GCCTTTGACCCTGCACTCAAGAATCGTATTGTTCAAACTTGGCAACGGAAACATGGTGGTTATGAAGGGGTTAAACAAATGTTGAACGGTTACGACCGCTACTATTCTGGAAAATCTAGGATGTCAAAAGACGTACTTTCGGATTGGCTTCAAGCTCGGGATGATGCTAATGCGCTCTGGCATACTGGAATGAAAGTTGGTGTAGCTTCGGTCTCTAGCTATTCTCCTAAGAAGTCTAACTCTGGGCTCCCACATCTTGCAAATCGAATTGAAATCCTGCCAACTATAATCGAGGAGGCCGCTGCTTTGGCATTTCATATTCAAAATTCGCCTGAAAAGAGATTCGAGGAATATCTCGCTCCGCCGGTAGTGCCTTTTATGAAGGGTATGCCCGCTCCAATCTGGAAAGGTATTAAAACTAGAGCTGTATGGTGTTTTCCTGCTGCTATCACTGCGCTTGAAAACATGTTTGGTGGTCCATTGTATGCTCATCTGCTTCGTTATCGTGATACTTATAATCTCCCGCTCATGCACGGGGTTGGCGCCTTCAATAAAGCTAGAGGGTTGTGCCGATCTGTCGACATTGGCCAGGGGCTTAGAGTGACTGACTACGTTAAGGGTGACCAGCAAATACCTCCTCATATGTTACGAGATGCTTTTGAAGACATGGCTAGACATATCGACTTTAGACGTTACAAGGGAAGAACAGTTTCTGAAGAACATGGAAAGAAGAATAAGAGATTGTTTGACTATGTAGCGTGGTATTTTATTAACACTCCGATTGTTGTGGAAGATATACTTTATAGAAAATCTGGAGGTATTCCTTCTGGTAGTCTCTTTACCTTGCTTATTTGGAGTTTTGTCAATGTAAGAGTCAATTGTTATCTTACTCGGAACGTGGAGAAACGTTGTTTGCAAAAAGGGGAGCTTGCCGTATGCGGAGATGATAATGCATCTGTCGTCAAGACACCTGGACTAAGAATGCTCGATTTCAATATTTCTTCCGAGAAGATAGGTATCAAGTTTCATGCTTACCCGAAAAGTGGTTTCGAATATTGGCCGAATCATCAGAATCTTCAAACCCTTTCCACTAATTACTATGACCCCGCTGCTCTCGTTCGAAACGAGGATGATTTATTTGCCAGGATGATCTTCCCCCCAAAATGGATCCCCAATAGAGAAGAAAGTGTCGCACGTGTCTTCATGCTTACGATGTCAACTTGTAAAAGCATGCCCCGTTTGGCCGCTTTTGC